AGCTTCTACGGTAGTTGCAGTTCCACCTTCTCCGCCAGTACCTTTACCATAATAAAGCGTATTGTCCACTTCATTGAATGCTAGTTCTGCATTTTGCAGAGATCCGGGTGCTCCAGCAACTCCAGATGCTCTTCTTTTGATTCTAATTGTATTAGCCATTTTTAAAAATTTCCCCCATCGGTAAGGTTAGAGTCGGCATAGTTGACCCACTTTGACCCATTGTGCCTAAGCACGTTGCCAGAAGCAACAGAAGTAATAGTAACGTCACTTAAGCCATTTAGAGCTTCAGATGCCTGTATTCTATCCTTAACGGTTAAATAAGAGCCTGCTGGGTTAATTCCAAGAATAGTTTGGACGGCCTCCATAGCATCATTAATATTTGCATGCTGTTGAGCATGCGGTACTACTCCAGAATTTAAAGTATCTGTTGCAGTTGGATTGATTAAAACATCTAAAGAGTTAGGGTAATTTGTAGCCATTTTATGCTCCTATAATGATAATATTTTTGTAGAATTATTTTCCCAGACTATAGTTAAACTAGAGCTTATGGGTGAACCAGCAAATGGTAAGTTTAATCCAGTATCTATATAAAATAGTAGTCTAGAAGTAGCAGGATTCCCCGTAGATTGAAATAAAATTATTGCTTCAAATGTGGTGTTAGCTTCTAGATAAATTGATATATCATCAGCATCTATAACGCCCAGAGCATTAGTTACTCCACTTATTGCACCGCTAGTAGTAGCAATAGCGTTATCAGCTACAGAAGAGAGGAACTCGTGAGATGACTCTGATGCAGTATAATTTGCTGTTTTTACGAATAATAATTTAAATTGATTAGAAGAAAAATTTATCTGTCCATTTAATATTGCTTCTTTTGCTTTTTTGTAAACAAAATTAGACATATTAAATACCTATATCTTTAGATATTATAATTCTATACTTGTAGCCAGTTTCGTAATACTCTTTGTCATTTGGATAGAATACAGGTGTGGCATCCGGGGAAGGCATGTCTAAGTAAACCTCTGGCTCCCACGAATGAATTGAAACATTAGCTGAAACTGTTTCCCATCTCGACGGTATTCTTTGAATTTTTTTTCTCTGCACTTTGAAGTAATCGTTATTAAGAAAGTTGGAAGCTGGGCGAGCATTGAAAGTAATTGTAACTCTGCCATTGTTATGTGCGTTATCAATATAAAATGAACCATTTTCAGGATCTATTGATTTTATAAAAAAATTAGGATTTTTAGCAATAATTTGAACTGTAGAAAAAGCATCTATTCTTAAAGACTTATCTTCAATTAAAATTTCTTCATAATCAGGTTCTTGAAATGAAGTTATATTAGCTATTACAGTAGAAGGAGTAGCATCATCATTCTTCGTAAAGACTATGCTTTCTGATGGTATCTTTTCGTTTACGGCATCGAAGAGATTGGTTACTTTTATCTTATATTCTTTATTAGCAGTTAACTGCTGGTCCCAAAATAATCTTAATGTTCTAGAGATCTGATTATAATCAGTAATTGTATTAATAGGGGCAAATGGACTATTGACAACAATTGGAGTTGCGTCAGTGCTTTCTACCGTAAAGTTTGGATTAATTAGAGTACTGATTTTAACAGTTCTACCAAACTTAATTATTACTACGTCAGCGTCTACACTAGCGTGCTCTATTAAATATAGTGCCACATTATCTCCTTATTCCTCTGTACATTTAGTAACCTTGTTTGGGAAAAGAATAAGGGACGGTAGTTACCTACCGTCCCAAATCCCTTAGGTTTAGTCACCAAAGTGACCGCAACTATAATTGTCCTAAGATTAGGCTGTTTCGTTAGTAACGAGAACCTCGTAGTTACGGCTGAGGTTAACGTTCTTAGCAACAGTGATACCCTCACCATCGCCAAGCATTACGATGTCGTAGCGCTCTTTCATCTTCAATTGACGGATGTCACGTGAAGGATCATCGAACTGATCGGTGGACATATCGTCCTTGACCAACAATGAACCAACTTCGTTTCTATCAATCAAGAAGAGGTCAGACTTAGCTGCCGTAGCACCGCTCTTAGCTGTGAAGCTTACGAATGGTGATACAAGGACATTAAGGCCCATAGGTGCAGTTGAGTTAAGTGCTCCATCTGCATTTGTAGGACGGTAGCCCCAACTTGTATTGACCGAAGATGCTGCTCCACCGTAGTGGAAGATTGCATCTTTGAGGAATACTGACCACATCAATGGGTGAAGGATGAAGTCGGTTGGAACATGCTTTTCTGCCATGAGAACTGCTGCCATGTCGACGATATCGTCCCACGTGATGGTGTCATTGAAGGCACCGGTAATGTCACGACCAGTTGTGTCATCGTAGCCTGCATCGTCATTGTCGAAGACAATAGTTGCGGCGTCTTTGAAACGACTTAGTGCGATCTGCTCTTTCAAGCGAGCCATTGCACGACCTGCTGCGCGGACGTGAAGACCAACGATGTCCCAAAGGGAGTCAGCGATGACTTCCTCTGTAAAGGAGAGCTTAACGCCCTTCTTCGACACTTTGCCTTCAATCTGCTTCGCAAATGCGAGTGACTGCTCTGGGTACTCTTGTCCTTCAGGGATCTCTGCTGCTTGGATTGCATTAACTGCTGGGAATTCTAATGAACGGCCCTTTCCAAGGCGAACAGTAGAAAGTAAGGGTGTGATCAACAATTGTGGCTCTGCAGCCTCTCTTAGAGTGCGAGAGATAACTTTAGGGAAAAGTGCTGCTGCATCTGGTGATGCAAAAGCTTCCTTGACAGTAACTCTGTTGTCTTCGTCGATGTACCCATCCTCTGATAATGCGGTTTCCCAAGCTGGGAGACCTGAAAGGAGTTCTTGGATTGTTTTACTCATCTTAGGGTTTTCCTTCTTTTCTTTTTATAAGGTTAGGTTGACGCGGAATGCGCCAATGACATTGTTTACATCCAGGTTTGAACGGATGCCCAACTTGCCGTTGAATGGACCACTTTGCGTGATTTCAAAAACGGTTTTGAGAGCGCCCGGATCTGAAGGCAACTGCATGTAGGAGAGGAGGCCGTCATCAAAATTGGTGGCGAACTTCTCTACTTCAATTACCTTACCAACTTGCAACCATGGGTATGATCCACAGTCAGCAGCTGATAATGCTCTTGGGCGACCCATAAAGTCTGGAGCGATTAATGAACCGACTGTTACGTCGTTGTTAATGCCATTGACCATTGGGTACTCTACGTATCCATGAGTGATGAAACCAGCACCCTGTGAAGTGCCCTTGTCAAAAGGACGGTAGAGATCGTATTGTGCAATTCCGACTGGAACGCTTCTTAGTGCTACTTCAATGCTGTCAGTAGCGCCTGAGCTGTACGCAGGGGTTGCACCTGTAAGTGGAGACCATGAGTCTGGCATGTTGTCGCCCCAGGTTACCGCAGAGTTAGAACCATTAGCTGGAACTACTCTTGCATCACCATTAGCGTCAGCAATAACTGAAATGATTGTACCCTTAGGGATTACAATTTCAAAACGATCATCTTCACTGTCTGAATAAAAGGTCGGGAGACCTGGGTGTGTTAGGAGGTAAGCTGCTGGAGCGATACCCTCTGAGACTACTAAACGACCTGTACCGGTCTTAGTCCCTACTTTACGAAATTTTGCTAAACTCATTTAAATTTCTCCTTAGATTATGATTAAAGTTTACGGCGGCCCATTAAGGCATCTACAAATAACTGCTCTGGTGTATTTGTCACTTTTTCTTCGACTACTTCTTCTTCTCCGTTAATGGTGGTGACGTTTTCTTCACCCTCAATAACTTCGATTTCTGAATTCATCTCTAACATCATTCCAGCTATTTTCTTGGTAGCTGGCATTTTTGCCAGATCTCTCAGAGAGTCAGCAAGAGATGAAGCCGAACGGCTAACATGTTCCTGAATAAGAGACTCTCTAATTTCTTGTGATTCAACTCCAGCTGCAATCTTTGCGTCTACAACTCTTTCGACAAGAGTTCTATGTAATGCATTTCTAAGCTTCTGGTTTTCTTCTTCAAGAGATTGAAGCTTGCTAGCATTAGCATTTTCCTCAGAGGCGCTTTCGTTGCCAGTGAGCTCTGCTTTTGCCACTTCTTCTTCTTGATTTTCTTTTGAATCTTCAGGATTAGCGGAATTAACTACAATGAGTTCTTCTGCTGATTCTGAAACTTCTTCAGACTTTGCTATTCTCCATGATTCATCAGCTGGTTCTCCAGCCTCCATCTTGAGGAAAGACTTTAACTGCCATAGCCACTTTTTGTGTTGGCCATCTTGTTCAGTCAAGATATCGGCAGTTTCTTTTTGGTTTAATTCATTTGCTACCAAAAGAGCAGCAGCTGTGCTAGCATCAACTGTAGCAGCATCTTCTAGAATCTTTTGAATGGCTTCTAATAATGCTTCGTTTTCAACTACAGCTTTATCACTTGCTTCTTCATCTTTAACTGATTCTTCTGCAGCTTCTGGGGCTTCTTCATTAGCGGTCTCTTCTTTGGGAGCCTCTTCTACTTCTGGTGCTTCTGTCTCAGGAGCCTCTTCTGCAGGGGTCTCTTCTGATTCTTCTACTGTTCCAGAAGCTATAGCTGAAAGATCTTGACTTAGATCTTCAACAGCAGCGAGTATGTCCTCGCTTACAACATTTGCGTCCATATTTGATTTCTCCTGTGGATTAATATCTTTTTCAACTTCTCCGCTAGATAGTAATGAATTAGCTTCACTATGTGCACTTTCACTCTCCTGTATTGCCATGGCGGTAAGGAAAGCACCTTTAAGATGCAAATAAAGAGGCTTTGATTCTTTCTTTTTCATATTTTTCAATAAAGATTCATGCTCATCAAAAGAGTAAATATCTTCTTCGTTCATGTGTAGAACGAAGGCAGAACTCTTAGCTACCCAGCCTTCTGAGGTTGGTTTTTTGTTTTCATCGTCCACTACAGTAGTGGATCTAACCCCGGACTTACCGTCAGCAGGTTGGTTTACGAAAGAATATTCCTTGAAGGAAATGTCTTGCATATCTATGAACGCAAGCTTACCTTTGTAAACTTGACCTCTACGATACTTAGGAGCAGCTGGTCTTCCTGATGCGTTCTCGGTAGCGAGATCTTCTCCGGAAATGGAACAAACTGCTTTTCCTGCTCTACCGCCAACTGAACCAGTAAGATATCTCTTGTCGAGGATCTTTTGTGCAGCAACTGGATCTGTGATTGCAACTTGCAATCTTACAAAAGGACTTCCGTCACCTTCTTTATCCATCTTTGCTGCCATAACACGACCAATAGGCTCTGTGTTAAGATCATGATTCATGATGATTGGCTTAGGGTATGGCTCAACCCAAGACTGCAAAGCTTTTTCAAGTTCTGCAGCGGAATAGTTATTGTAGTTAGAAGTCAATCCGTTCATGGATTGCAGCAACTTCGATAATTAGGCCATAATTGGCATTAAATGATTCCGAGAAATTATAGTTGCTCTCGCTGATATCTGGAAGTTGAACTGTAAAGTTCTCCGTGAATTCAAAAGTCATTTATTTGTTCTCCCTAAAGAGCAGTTTAAACTAAACATTATAGTAAGTTAAGTTATTATAAACTAAACATTCTTATATAAGAATATCATACTTTAGATAAAGATTGCAACACATCTTTATGTCTTGGATCGCCATTTTTAATAAAATCATTAAACATAGCTTTACTCATAATATGAGGGGCATACATGTAGGATGCACTAAACAGTTTATATCCCATTTTTGCACAGTTCCCAGACCAACCAAGATCTTCCCCCTGTTCATGTATTTGATAGTTTATATTTTGATACACATTTTTTGACATCATTTTTGCTGCCATTATAATGTCTGATTGGAAGTAAGTTCCTAGGGGAAAGTTATCAACTCTCATTGCCTTTTTTCCTACTTCGCCAATCCACTTCATAACGCTAGGAAATCTCATTCCTACAGGAGTCATAAACATAAGTGGGCTTACGGCGTCTGCTCCATCTTTTATATGAGCTATTAGCAATTCAATAGTGCTTGGATTAGTTAATAAGATATCTGAGTCTAAGCTAAAAAAATAATCAGGCTGATATTCTCTAACTTTATTTAAAAGAATATTTCTTAAGTTAGTCATATTTTCATATTTAGAGATAGTCCATTGACGCATTCCTTCTTCGTGGGAAGAATGATTTAAAGTATCTGCCGATATAAAGTCTACAAAAGGAATCTCTGGATGGATTGATTTCCATCTTTCGATCATGGCTATAGTGCCAGTATCATCCTTACTTCCAACAAAAACAAAACCTATTTCACTTAATGGAAAAGATTGATTTTCTATGCAAGATGCCCAAGCTGGGAATATCCATTCCCTATCATATATAGGGCAACCTATAATGAGTTTCATTTTACTTTTCGGTAGCAGCTTCTTTGGGAGCAACTTTGTTTCTAGATTGAACTTCCTCTTCTTTTGTAAGAGGCTTTGATTCTTCAACCTTAGGCACTTCTACAGGCGCGGGTACGTCTGCAGGAGTGATAATTTTTTCAACGACAACAACATCTTCTTTTTGATTGGCGGCTTCAAGTTCATCGATCTTGTCTGCAAAAGCTACAACAATATCAACTAAGATTTGTAAGCCTAGTCTAGCTTGGCCATTATCTACTGCGGTTAAGAATGCATCGATTGCATTGTCACCGTATCTCATTTGCTTGCCTATTTCTGATTCAATATACATTAATCTACCTGTTCGTTTCGTTCGACTGTTTCGTCTTGCTCATATACATTATACTCGTCTTTGAGTGCATTTTCAATCATTGGGAGCCAAGAAAGATCAGATCTTCTTATATTAGGAGAAGTTCTTCTACCCTGTTGATTTGCTGGACGAATTACATTGCCAGCACCTTTTCTCTTTGATGGAAGATTCTTCTGACCCTTAGGAGCAGGTTGTTGCTTGTCTGAATTCTGAGCTCCTGCTGACACTGGAGGAGCATTATTAGCTACAATCTCTGCTTGATTCTTTGCTATGTCCATTTGAATTTCAGCTTGAATACCGGCAAATAGTTCTTCTACATCATAGTCTGGATCCATGCCAAGTTGTATTCTGGCTTCTGGCAGGGTGATTGTAGAGTTGGTAAATTTCTGTATTATGTGAGTTTCTTTTTTAACTTGAGTATCAACATCAATCTCATTAAATTGGAAATAACATCTATCAGAAATACCTGTTTCTATTGGATTAATAATAGGATCAAATCCACCCTCAAACAATAATTCATTAAAGAAATGCAATCTTATCATTTCAGACATTTGCTTTTGATACTGCTTAACCTTGTCATATAATGCAGTATCTAGTCTGTCAGTCATGGCTCTATTGCCACCATTCATCGACATACCCAAGTGATGAGGCGCTACGCCAAGTCCAATAGCAACTCTTTCCTTAAAGTGGTTAAGGTAACCTTCAGCATTGAGCGAAGCGTTGTTTGCCCCTATAACTTCTACGTCATGTCTAAATGGAAGAATTAATCCACCTTCAGCTCGCATGCTTTCTATCTCAGAAGATGCTCTTTCGATTTCCTCCGGCTCAGCTGGTTGATCGGCTGTTCCAATCTTATATTTATAAAGAGGGAATAGTTCTCTATGGACTAAGTTTTGAATGTCTTCTTCAAGTTGTCTTAGAGCAATAATATCGTCTAAAGCTGCACTGATAAATGGAGTGCCAAATGCACGTCCCGTCTTCTTGTCAAAATGTAAGTGGATTACCTTCTCAGCGTCCCATACAGGGTCTCTATCGGTCGGCATGTAAGTCCAGGGATTAGTTTGCTGTCTGTACGCCTTAGGCTTGTTGTGCTTGTCTCGCAGAATTCTAACCTGCTCTGTTGGAATAATGTAATAGCCAACAATTGGTTGAGTGCCATTTATTGGAGTCAAAGGAGTAGGAAAGTACTGAGACATATCCGCTCTTGCTTTAACAATAAAGACATTAGAGAATTTAATTAAATGATCCGTTACTTCAAGGAGGAAATCGCTAAATGGTCTCTTCATGGCTATTTCCATAAAGTCTATTCTTTGATTAATATAAGCAACAGCCTCTGGATTTTCTCCAGTAATCTTCCAGCCTTCTTTCCAGAAAAGCTCTTTATACTTAAGCATCCCTTGCTTGGCGTAGGAATCTGTATCTAGGGCTTGTAATATTCTTTCAAAATTATAGGGCGATGGTTCAAAGGTGGCCCTAACGTTGTAGTAATAAGTTGTGCCACGAAAGCCCAAAGCCAAGGACGCTGGTTTAAGCGCCTTGGATAAAGACTTGACCTGATCTGGTTCTATGGACTTTGCTAGAAAATCGGCAGAACTATTCTGGACAAATGGAAGATAATCTTTTAAAGCCATTTATATTCTCCTGTTTAAATATATAACTTAATAGTAGTATTTAAAACTACAAAGGAGAAGTTAGCTATTGAGCTTGTAATTCTGTAGCCTCAAAAGCTCTCTTGACGATAAGAGCCTTAACTGACTCGAGCCAAAAAACTGTTTCAGCTTCGTTGAAATCACTCTTGTAACCAAGGTTTTGATCACTAATAGTTATAGTAATAGCAAAATCTTTTTTAGGTTGTGCCGATACTTCTGCCTGTGCCTCTACTGGCGTTTCTTCTGCTGTAACTTGTACTTCTTCTGACATTATTTTACCTTTTCGTTTGGATTGGCGGGGGTCTCAAATTCATCAACTGGCGCTTGTGTCTGTGCTAGTTGCATAGTTAGTTGTTTTATTGCAGCTTCTTTAACTACAAGTTCTGTTATCAGCTGACTTACTTTTTCTTGAAAAGCCTGCATGATCAGATTGATGTCTAAATTTTGTTCATTCATAACAAGTATTATATCAGACGAGATTCTAACTCTTCAACTTTACTAGATAATTTTTCAATTCTTTTATTTTGATCAAGACTTGCAGCAATGAGTAATTTGCAAAATTGTTGATAATTTATTTGCAAATATGAATCTTCTTCTTCTTGACCAAGTACCATATTTGGAAATATTTCTTTAACTTCTTGTGCAATTAAACCAATTTCCTTTTCCCCAGTAGGAATATACTTTCCTCCAACAATTGGCATTTTTTCATTAAATTCAAATTCATACGCTGTTAATTCATAAAACTTCTCTAAATGGCTTGACACATTGGGGTTTATTTTTTCTTTCAATCTCCTATCAGAAGGTCCAGATGTAGCCCAATTTCTCACTGCGTTATTGTCGCCGTTTACTAGAGCATACATAAGTCCCCCAGTATTTGAATATTGGAAGTTAAGACTAAAGTTAAAGTCTGATGGCATATTGGGATAACTGGTATTGAGTGGTCCGGGAAATCTAATACCTGTTGTACTATTGAATACATGACCGGTTACATTTGGACCAGATACAGCCGCAGCAGTGCCTACGCTCAATGCAGATGTTCTATACGTTCGTAGATATGAGTCAGTACCGCCATTGGATCCCCAAACTCTGTCTGGGCTTGCATCAATATTTTCATTATAGCCCTGTAATGAGTTAATATACCCAACTTGAAGGTAGCCATTGCCATCCGTATGAACCATTAAGTTTGCAGTATCATGACGACCACTTGTGAAACTGTATCCATTCAAATTTCCACTAAATGTTACATTGCCATCTTGATATACCCTAAATCTTGAAGAGTTGTTTTCAACAATTTCGATACCAATGTTCCCAGGAGCACCATTGCTGCTTCCAAGAGTTATATATCTATTGGTAGCCATATCGGTTCTAGAAACTTGAATATATTCTCCCACCAAATCCGTTTGATGTCTCATTCCAGCATGCCCTCCAGTAAGTGGAGCAGAAAATACCGATATATCTCCATAGTTTAAAATCTGCATGTAGTTTTGAGAATTATATCCAATGCTATTCATTCCAGATGCAGTGATATCAAAAGGTCCAATTCTTCCATTTGTTGAAGTTATTGTTCCGTCTACTGTTGCCCCAGTTGCTTTTAATACTCCTGCTGCTGTTACATAAAATGGATTAGTGCTAGTATTAAAAGTTCCAGCTCCAGCCCATATATTTCCTGTATTGTCAATATGGAATGAGGAAGCATCTGTTCCTCCTACGTCAACATTTCCGGTATTAGATATTCTAAATGGAGAGGTAGTGTAAGTGCTAGCTCCCAACCACATGTTTCCGTTGATATCAACATGGAATGACGAGGCATCTGATCCACCTATGTCTAATGCAGTTCTAACGGTTAGCTCATTAAATTCTGCATCCCCGAGACCTGTTATTTTCCAACCAAGCAATCCTGCTGAATAGTTAGAAGATTTTATTATAGAGTTAGCACCATTTAATGTTATTTCAGCTGCACCAATTGTTCCAGTGGTAATTTTTGCTGCGGTCAAGCTGCCAATAAACTCTTCATCGATTAATGGAGTATCTGTGCTAGTCTTTTTGATTAAGGTCCATGGACCGGCGTTGGTAGATGTGTCTATACCCCTAATTGCCCCATAGTAGGAAACTGCAGAAGTTGTAGAGGTTGTAGAGGTTGTCGTACTATTTTCTACAGATACCGTAAATACATTAGCTAGATTAAAGCCTTGACGGTAAGGTGTTATTGTTCCAGAATTAATACTTACGTTTCCATCTAATCTATAATATCCTGGATTAGATGGATCTGCTTCTACTTGATCTTCTGTATAAAGTCTATATTCATATGTAGCTATGTCTAAATCTTCAGAATTATCAAAAACAAACATAACGGTTTGGAAAGATGCATATAGTTCAAGATTGCCTATGGCAGTCGGGATTGTACTGTCTTGAGGAACTCTAAATTGGATAGTATCTACATAGTCAGATACTATATTTAGTTCTGGGTCTTTAGCTCTTACTGTTACTAGGTAATTTTTTCCGTGGCTTTAAATCTTGTACGGTTCTTTTTATAATGGCCATTATCGTATTCCCCCTACTGTAATAAAAGATAAATCTGGATTAAATTCTTCTTTTTCATAAATTAATTTATAATTAGGAGAAAACATATATTTGTCTATTTTAACAGAATTAGACTGAGACATTATATTTTTATCTGTTAAAGTTTCAATTTCAAATATATATTTTTTATATTCTAAATTAGAATTTTGATATAAAATTTCAGATTCCAATAACATAGAATTATAGCAGTCTACTTCTGTCCAGTCTAAAATAACATTTTTTGATATAGAGTTATCGTCATATAAAGATAATATTCTTATCCTGAACTTACCAGAGCTAGGGCCAAGTTCTCCGTGAACAGAAAAACCTGGACCATCAAAAATTCCAAAAGCTTTAGCTCCTGGGGTCAATGAATAGTTATTTTCCCAATCAGTTCCATTATTGTATAAAGCTAATTGATAGCTCTTAGTAGAAGAACTAGTAGCTGAGTATGTATAGGATGAAAAACTAGCAACGTCTAAGTCAAAAAAAGCACCTTGTACATATATTACATCTTCAGGATTATCTACCATTTTATAAACAATTTTATCATCTAAAGTAATAAATTGCTGTAAGTACTTAAGGTAGTCTGTTCCATAATAAATAGAATAAGACATAGAGCTTTTTGTGTTTTTTGCATGTTTTTCTGCGGCTTGAAAATAAACTAAACTGTTGCCAGAAGTCGCACTATCAATGGCCTTACTTCGAACAACTGTTCCAGCGACATCAGATTCACTGTCTTCATAAACTACAATATATGAATCTTGGGTTGTCTCAACCCCTAAAGTTTCATTATAATATTTATTTACAGACTTAGTACCTAGGTCAACATATACAACTTCACCGGCTTCAATGTCTTCTTCCAAATCGTCTATTAAGACTCTTCTTCTCAAGGGGGGCGCGGCATACTGAAGTGTAGCTGGATCGTTTGTTATTGTGCTTATTCTTAAACTCAAATCTGAAGTAGATATGACTACTCCAGAATTAGTGCTTTTTACGTATTGGAACCAACTCATATTAAATCTCTATATACACAATTTCATATTCATATATGCCAGCTATTTCATCTGGAATTTCAATATCTAAGACTACATCAACTACCGGCATTCCGCCAGTTCTTATGTCCGGAACAAAAGCACTAACAGTAACTTGCATTTCGCCAACTGTACTTTCTCCAAATAAATCAGTCTCTTCTCTAGGAGAATCATAATCAATATCCGTAGATCTTATTCGCATAGAGCCATCTTGTCCCGTGTGCGCGTGAGCACTCAAGTCTACTCCGTCTATAGTTACTCTGTCGGCAACTTCTATATTGCCAAATATAGCTCCACCAGATCTCATCAAGTATTGAGGATGGCTGTCTTCTGATAGATCATCTAACAGACCATGGCTTGACTTTAGGGTTTGGTTTCTGTTCTCATCT